GTGATTCTCGAGGTAGTTGGCGCATTAATTTCGCTTCGTCTGCGGGCGCCCTGGGCACAGACGAAGCGAGTTTCTGCCGCATATGAAAAAAGCCCCAAGAAGGGGCTTTTTATTCATCCTCATCGTCTAGAAAAAGACCTTTTGCGATAATGTATCCGCCCCAAGGTATCAACACACCAACCGCAAGAGCCGAGCAAGTGCAAATAAGAATTTCTGCAATGATAAGCATGAGATCTCCTTAGACGAAAGCAATAATAATCGGAGCCAGACAAACAAAGCCAAGACCAAGAACTGAAGCGATGATGCCCGTCATGCGGAATTCCTTTCCTCGACTTCCTTTTGACAATTAGAATAATACACTAAGCAGGAAGCCCAGTCAAGGGCTTCACATTATTCACATAAATGATTTAATGCAAAATCTGGGTCAACAATTGCGCAAAAACCTTCAGAAAGTGTAGGCTCACTAAAACGCTTTGCCATAGAATAAATAACATCTGCGGTGACTTTGCGTGAACGCATTTCTTGACGCTCAATGCAAGTATTTAAATTTACCTTAAACAAAACACCAATAACCTTAGCATTTTCCGCAAGTGCGATTTGAATAATGCGCCGACGGTTGCGGGCTGTCAAGTTAGTTGCATCAAAGATCACGCTAGACCCCTGCTCGAGCAGGTTCCGCACTCGCTTAAAAGCTTCAATAAATACCTCATGATTGTGCTCTTGGTCAGATTCATTTCCAAAAAGTTCAAGTCTAATTGCATCCGTTGAAATAACAGGAAGGGCCATAGTGTCAGCCCAGGTAGACTTGCCGCTCCCCGGTAGACCAATAGTAACAAAACAGAAAGACATTTTAAAATCCTTTCTAGTAAAGACCAAGAAGACGAAGAGTAATTAGAGCAATTGTAATTGCAGTCATTGCGCTATCCTTGACAATATCTGCAACCGGACGACGCAAAACAAAATCACGAATTACAGAAATGATATTTGCAACCGCCCACAAACCCTGGCCGATGAAAAAGGCAACGCCGACAAACATCTGGCCTGCGATGGTAAGAGCTAGCACGAAAAACTGCGCGTTCTCCCAGATTACGCGGGCGATAGTGCGGGTATCAGAGTCGGTGCGCGTCATAACATTTCCTTTCCTCTCAACCTGACAAGCATATTATAGCATATTTTAGATTGTGCTGTCAAGCGAACGTTTGCCGCACACATTTCCTCCACATAAAAAAAAAGAGCTCCGAAGAGCTCTTTACATTGCGTTAACTTCAATGCTATCGATGCTGATATCCTCGTGAGTGTTGATGAAGTTGAAGATAGCCGGGCTAAGAGTGTTGTTATCAAGCCAGAACTCTGTGTGGACCATGTGCAGATCGTCGTTGATGGTGTAGGCGATGGTGAGCTGATACTTGGTGTTCATGGTAGCTCCTTTCCGTTCCCTCTTTACGATTACATAGTACATCATCTAAGGCCAATAGTCAAGGCATTCACACAACCTACATAAATAAAAAAAGGGCCGAGAAGCCCTTTTTTAATCATCAACTAGCACCTCTTCAATTCCCATGAATTTACAATAATTGCAAAACCATTCATTGGAATATGCAATTACCATGTCATCATCTGGCATGACCTTATTCTTTTCGATGTACTGCATTGCAAAGATGTAAGCCGAGATATCGAGCAGAGCGTCCGCGACTTCCTGCGAGATCTTCTTACCAGTCATTTTGAATCCTTTCTATTGGACTTCCTTTTGACGATTACATAGTACGCCATTCGCGACCAAGAGTCAAGTACTCCATACAATCTGCACAAACAAAAAAGGCCCGACTGGGCCTTTTTATTACAAACCAGAATCAAAATTAGGGATCTTTGCTTTAAATTGCTGATACTTTATTTCATCCCTTACCTTTTTGTATTCTTTTAACTCTGTCTCAGAGAGAAGATGCTTAGATAGATGTTCAGATAGGAAATTTTCAAAATCTTCTTCCATGTGGCTAACATCCCATTCAAAATCCTCCTCATACATAAACCGATAAATAAGCAAAGCAACAAGGGTTGCAACAAGAAGAAAGTTAATGATTGCGGTGATCATGATGCATCCTTTCTTTTGGATCTTTTACTTCTTAACCCAGATGATTTGTTCATCAAAGTTAAGTACAATTTCATAATCCCAAAAAAGATTTTTCAGCTCTTCAAAGGTGTTGATAGTAATAAACTCAATGAAGGTATCTGTTCTGTAATCGCGAAGGTTAAAAGTCATGATGTCTGCCTTTCCTCTGACTTCCTTTTGACGATTACATAATAAGCTATTTGCGGCTGAGTGTCAAGCCCTTCACATAGTCCACACAATTTCAGGATTCAGGAATTATTTAAAATTATTTAAAAACTGTTTTCATTTTAGGCTTGACCTGGGTCTCTGGCGCGTGTTTAATTTCGTTCCGTGCGCGGGGCACCTGGCGCGCACGGAACGATTTTCCATCGCACACGATAAAGGCCCCGAAGGGCCTTTTGAAAATTTAATTTTAAATTTCTACATCCCCAACGAATTCTCCATCCTCATCAAAGAGGTCGGCATGTCCGCCGCCGTGCTGCTCAAGAATGTGCTTTGCCCAATAGCAGGCGTCTGCGTAGCTGGGCTCATCGTGCCATCCCGAGAGGGTGTCACCGTCAACGAAGTCAAACTCTACGAAGTAGCAGTAAATCATTTGTGTTCCTTTCTTTCGACTTCCCTTTTGACAATTAAATAATACCTCGTTTTAGTTCTGGTGTCAAGGGGATTGCGGTTCTCCACAATCCCCTCACAACTCCTACTTGAATAGAAAAGTTAGCCCCTGCTGCCTTGCGTACTCTGCAAAATCCTTTCCGTTTAACATGTGCATAGCTTGGTCAACGGTCCATTCATCCCAACTTTTAACGCTCGAAGCATGATGGAAACGATAAGCGCTGTCAGTGTTAATTTGAAGATCGTCATACTTGTTTTTAGCTTCTTCAATGGCTTCCTCTTCTGTCTCGGCCGTGATGGTAAAGACTTGACCATAGCCAAATACTTCCTTTTCCTTGCCAAAGAAGCCCTTGAAGACCGCGCGACCCACGACTCGGACGTTCCACTGCTTCATCATGACTTGCCCTTTCTCTCTTGCTCTTTCTTACAAGTAAAGTATATCACGCCGCGGCCAGCTGGCGCAAGCCCTCCATCATTTCTTCACTATTAGATGCGTCAAAAGAAATTCCATCCCAGCTGGCCCGCACATCTGCATTATCATCTATCAAAATGCCCTTTTTAACATAATGCTTTGGAGTGCCATACTTGACACAATGAAAGTCATTAAGTAGTTGCGGGCAATGCTGTTCAATCCAAGCCCTTTTAGCTTTTCTTACTTCTTTGTTGTATTCCTTAGATCCACCCTTAGCCGTCCAAGAGATAACGCCCAACTGATAGCCCGCACTAACAAGGTCGCCGCAAACCTTGGCAAACTTTTCCATGTCAACCAACGGTTTTGCTTCCTCGTAGGGCGTTACGTCAGAGTCGTTGAGCTTGTTAAGCCAGTCAGACACGCCATACAGGTCGGCGATTGTTCCGTCCATATCGAAGTAGATAGTAGCCATGTCTGTCCTTTCCTCTTGGTTGACATGAATATTGTAGCATATCTAGTTTCGGGACGTCAATACTCGCCACATTCTCTACACAAAACAAAAAGGCCCTTGCGGGCCTTGTGTTTTATTTCATTTCTTGCAACTTTTTCCAATTGCGATTATGCATTACCATACCGACAATACCTTTATCAAAACGCTTGTGCTTTTTCAGGCAAGCCTTTAAAATCTCGCGCTCAATAATAGTATCCTCAAAAGCCGTGTGCTTTTCCTCAAAGTTAATATCGCCACTGATGAACCGATAAACCGTCTCCGCGTCAGTGCGGATATTGTGCTTAGGCGTAAAGAAATTGTTCTCTACGCAAAACTTTACGTAGGTCTTAGTAGTGATAACACTCATAGCGCTATTCCAAAGATCAATGTGCTCGAGAGTGTCATCTACAATAAACTTCTCACCCTTGTTAAAATACTTTGCGGTTTTATCAAGGCGAGACAGATCAAAAGCCAGATTGTACGCACACACGGCAGGATGATACTCCGCACATACCTTGTTAACAATATTGTACAGTTCATTAAAACTAATCACAGTAAAATCGTTGTCGCGCATGTAAAGATGATAATAGTATTGCGCGATCTTGGTGCGGGTGAACGGATCGTTAAACATGTCAAGCAGTTGAGGATTGTTGATGAACTCCGCAACAACAAACGAGCCAGTCTCATAGATCTTGCCCTTGCGGTCAACAAGCGTAAACCCGCAATCAAAGACGTAATCAGAGCAGGTCTCGGTATCAAGCACCATAAAGAACTTCTTACTAGCCATAGCAGAACTCCTAACGTTGTGTCTGTCCAACTGACGAGAACTATAATACGCTTAGTCTATTGGACTGTCAAGCCCTCCACGGTTTCTCCACACCGGCATGGGTTTGTATAGAGTCTGTGAATGGGGTTGCGCCGGCGTCGCTGGCATGATACAATGTAGCTGCAATCGAGGAGGGTACTACATACCCGATGACTCATTGGTTGTGATGTGACAACAGGTCTGTCTTTAAAAAAATGTAGACTTTGTGAAGTCCCGCATTCTGGCTTGTGCGGCGTCCGCAATGGTGTATTATACAGTTGTCAGGTGGTTGAGGGGCTCCACCTAGGACAGGTAGGCTGGCCTAGCCAGACCTAGCACAGAGCCTGCCCACATCAAAAACCCCTCACACTTTGTACTTGACAGGCTAGACCAAGATATGCTACAATACAGTTGTCAGCAAGCAAGAGACAGAAAGGACCTACCATGATCACCGCTTCCGATATCATCGCCTACGTCACCTCTCACCTCGCCAGCGACGACTATTCCATCGAGCAGCGCGAAGAGGACTGCGTCCGCATCACCCTCGAGGACTTTGTTGGTTTCGCCGATGACTGGAGCGAAGAATATCGCGACTACACCGACGAAGACGCCATTGATGAGCTCTTTGAGTACCTCGACGAGCATGCTCTGTCTGGCTCTGACCCCGAGTGGCGTTTTGATGGATTCTACGTCTTCGTCGCCTTTACCTCGGACGATATCTAAGCACACAAGGGCTCCACATTGTGGAGCCCTTACCCTTGACAGGCCAGACCAGACTATGCTACAATGTGTTTGTCACCGAGAGAGAAAGGACCTACCATGATCAGCCTCCGCACCCCTAACCTTGGCCCCATCGCCCGCGCCGACGCCGACGCTATCCTCGCCCGCGCCAACACCCGCCTCGCCGAGATCCCCTGCCTCGTGGTAACCGATGAACAGTCTGTCTTCTGCGAGGGTAGCCGCAGCTGGTGTGAGCGTTGGATAACTTGGCAGCTCAAGGATGATGAGGCTATCGGTGGTTGGTGGAGCATTGATGTAGATCCCATGGAGTTTCATGTGATAGACAATACTATCGAGCGAATCCTCCTGGGATGGGGTTACGCCCTCTAACTTTCACATAATCTCCACAACTGGGCTCCACAAGGAGCCCATTTTTTTTACACATAATCTTCACATAATCTCCACATAATCTCCACACAATAAACACATTATCGGGACAGCGTGTTTGTGTAGATTCTATGTAATCGGCGAAAATCCTTGACGTGTGCTGGCGCACACGTTTTTACGCATCGTTCATGGCCCAGGCGAACGATGCGGTTTCCATCGCAAATGGGGAGGGTATTGTTGATCGGGCGAATATTTTTCCGCGGAGCAAAAGGTATTGATCCTCACAGTACCCCCAGAAGAACGCCACCCCCCCTGTTGTGTAAATGACATGACGGGGGGTGTTTTTCAGGAAAAGTTCACAATTTTTTCACAAATGGTTTGCGCCACGACCACTTCCCACACACAGCAAAGTTTTCAATTTTTGACCACGGTTTTTTCCTCCCCTCTCTCTGTATAAAGTAAAGTTTTCACATAACGTGAAATTTTTTGCTCCCTCTCCTTGACAAAAAAATTTTTTGTGTTAATATTTATATTAGCATTAAATTATTGAAAGGAGGGTTAATTTTGTTTTTAGATTATTCCCTTAAAACACCAGAAGAGCGCAATGAATATATCAAAAAAATCTTAAAAGACACCCCGTCTAGCGCTCTAAGTAAAACCGCTTTAACAAGCATCAGTAACTATCTTCTCTTCGTTACTGAAAAAGATACCACCAAGCAGCAACGCAAAGAAGAGTATCCAATAGAAACAACTAATCGCGCAATTACCATAGACAAGCGCCAAATATCCCTAGAACAAATCATGGCTTCTATTGAAACCGGCGAGGATAAAATCTACAGCCTCATTAACACCAACAAGAGTCAATTTTTAGACCTCAAAGATAAGTTAACCGAGGATGACCGCCGCAATCCCCTTCTCGCTCCTCTTTTTGAAAACATCGAAAAATATAAGCAGCAGTTGCGCACAAGCGTCGGCCGCAATCGGTACGCCCTCAAAAGTCAAATCATTGAAACATACCAAGAAATTTACAGTATCAAAATTTCACAAAATAATAGCTCTAAAATCCAGAATCCTGCCCCGGCCGCAGAAAATTTTATCGAGATCCCTGAGCACATCACCTTTGATGAGGACGGTTATCCGCACTCAGACGCAATCATCTCCCTATTGCGGCCAGACCACGTATCTCTCCTCTTAAAATACTACCAACCGCTCAAGATCCAATTAGAAGGACAAGTACATTCCGACCTCTATTGGATTCTAGATGAACTAGACTCTTTAATCGATCAAACTCTGCGGCAACACCCCGTTCTTTTTGACCTCTTCTATTGGAAAACAAACAAATATACCAACGAAGAAATCAATGCAAAAATGAAAGAAAAATATAATGTTGAGCATACTGATCAATACTGGTCTACTCTATGGAAACAGCGTATTCCTAAGATAATTGCGGTCAAAGCTCAAGAAAACTACATCTTGTGGTATCATACCAATGTAGTGCGGAGCGAGTGGAAAAAATGTTCTAAATGCGGAGAAGTTAAGTTAGCACATCCTTTTTTCTTTAGTCGCAATGGCAGCAAAAATAAATATTATAGTATTTGTAAAAAATGTAGGACAAAGAAGGCTAAAGAATGCAAGTAGAAATTAACATACAAAATAACAATAAATTTTCTATTACGCAAGATCAATTTTTACCTGCGGACTACACGCTTACAGTGCGGGTCCCGCACGATGAAAATTTAGTATCTTTTATTGTCCAAACATTACAGAACATATTAATATCTAATAATGTTTCTGTCTCTATTGGAGGTGATACAATTGGGCAGTAGCGGAAGATTAGTTTGCAGCAAGTGCGGCAAAGATAAAAGACTTGAAGATTTTTTTAAGCTAAAAGATGGTACGCCATATGATATGTGTAAGTCTTGTCTAACTATGTTTGTTAATAACAGAGATCCGCAGACATTTTTGTGGATTCTTGAAAAGTTTGATGTACCTTACATTGAGGATGCATGGATTAAATTAACTAATAAGATTTACGCAAAAGATCCAACAAAATTTAATTCTGGATCTGTTATTGGTCAGTATTTGCGGACCATGAAGATGACGCAATATCATGATCTTCATTTTTCTGATACCGAACGTTTAAAGCAAGAGGCTTTAGACAGACAAAAAGTAGCTGCGGAAAAGCGTAACCAAAAGGCAGGTCTTAGTGATGATGAGTTGCGGGAACGCCTAGAAAAAGGCGAAATAACTGAAGCTGAATTTAAAACGTTGAGCGCAAACATTGGATCTTCTACGGTCGCATTTGATGAAAGAATTCAACAAACCGGTGAAGCAAGTGCGGAGCCCGCTGAAGACGAAGGTCAAAAATACTTAGGCATCTCCGCGATTAGCGAAGAAGATATTTTAAAACAACTTACTGAAGAAGATATTCAATATTTGACGCTAAAATGGGGTCATTTATACAAACCTTCTCAGTGGGTAAAGATGGAAGAACTTTATCAAAAGTATGCTAATGAATATGAGCTTAATGTAGACCGTGAAGCTACCTTAAAGATGATCTGCAAGACTCAGCTTAAAATGGATGAAGCGCTTGACGCAGGTGATTACACCGCGTACAAAAATCTAGCCAGCGCAAACGACACTGCCCGCAAATCCGCAAAGTTTACAGAAAGTCAGAACAAGGAAGAAACGCAAACAGCTTTCCTTGACTCTATTGGAGAACTTGTGCGGCTATGCGAGCAAGAAAAAGGAATTATTCCTCAATATGTTGATTATGAGTCTGAACCTCAAGACAAGATCGATTTAATTATTAAAGATATGCAATCATATACTTACAATCTTGTTAAAAATGAGCAAGGTCTTGGCGATCTTATTGAATCTTACATTAAGAAGCTTGAAGAAGCGCAAGAAGCTAAGAATGAAGATCTTTCTTATGGCTTAGCCACTAACATAGATGAAGAGATGGCGAATGCGGCAACTGATGAAGACTATGAAGATTTTCAAGATTTCTTAGATGAAGAAGAACAAAGAGATCTTGATCTAGTTGCGGAAAAGGAGCAAGAAGCAGAAGAGCTGCTTTCTTCTATTGGAAGGAGCAACTAGTGTCTCTTGCGGAAATTCTTAATACAAATAAAAAATTAGATAAACAAGCGACTGTTGACCCAAAAGACATAACAGAAGAAAGATTATTAAATAACATTGATGCTTTCAGAAAGATTATTTCTTTTTGGCGGTGGTACCCTGATCGCTTTGTTGATTTTCTTTGTAATTTAAACCCTAAAAATACATTCCATCTAAGTTTTTCTCAACGCCTTGTATTGCGGTGTATGCTTAGATACAACGTTTGTTATATCACTGTTTGCCGTGGCTATAGTAAAAGCTTTATGGCGGTGCTCGCGCAAATGATTAAATGTATTCTTTACCCTGGCATGAAGATTTTCGTTGCGGCCGGTGGTAAAGGTCAGTCTGCGGCGATCGTCTCAGAAAAGCTTAACGAACTTTGTCAGTTAATTCCTATGTTAAGCAAAGAAGTTATGTGGGATACCCGCAATACAACACTTAAAACACGTCAAACAAAAGATGAAGTTAGATATAGTTTCTTTAGTGGAAGCCTATTGGAGAACTGCCCCGCAACTGAATCCGCGAGAGGTCGTCGTTACCAAGCGGGTACCGCGGAGGAATGTGTAACTATTGATCAAGATATTCTTCAACAGGTTCTTATTCCTACAATGACAGTTCAACGTCGAGTTAATGGTGTTGTAGATCCAAGAGAGTCAATGAATCAGAGTTTAATTTATATTACTACTGCGGGCTACCGTGGTACATTTGCTTATGATACACTAATTGAAACTCTTTGTAAAATGGTAGGAAATCCCGGATCTGCCTTTGTACTTGGTGGCACCTGGCGTCTGCCTGTTGTAGATGGTCTGCAAGGTAAAGACTTTATTGCTCGTCAAAAGATGGATGGTACCTATAAAGCGGAGTCTTTCGAACGTGAGTTTGAAAGTTGCTGGGCTGGAAATACTGAAAGCGCGTTCTTTGATTTTGAGAAACTTCAAAAACAACGTGTACTTAACCTTGCGGAAACTAAATATAATAATCGTATGCCTAAGAATGGGTATTATTGTATGGGTGTTGACGTTGGTCGTTTTGGTTGCCAGACAGAAGCGGTTGTTATTAAGGTAACGCCGCAGATGAATGGTACTCCTTTGAAACAAATTGTTAACATCTACTCTTGGGAAGCTGAGCACTTTGGTTTACAAGCTATCAATCTTAAACGTTTATTTAACCAATATAAATGTAAGATTTGCGTAGTAGACGGTAATGGTTTAGGTGCGGGTCTTATTGACTTTTTAGTTACAGACCAGCAAGATCCTGATACTGATGAAATGCTTTATAACTGGGGTGTTTATAATGATGAAGACCGCCATTATAAAAACTTTGTAACGCCAGACACAATTCATAATGCTATGTATATCATGAAAGCAAATCAACCAATTAACTCTGAATGCTATTCTTACACTCAATCACAACTTCTTCATGGTAAGTTAAGATTCTTAATTGATGAAAGAGTTGCGAAAGAGAAACTTCTTGGACAAGTTCAAGGACAAAAGATGAGTGCGGAGCAGCGTGCGGAGTATTTGCGGCCATACGTTCAAACGAGTATCTTACATACTCAAATGGTTAATATGATTAGCGAAAATGAAGGTGCGAATATTATTCTTAAACCGAGTTCCCGCAAGATTGCACACGATAAAATGTCTGCTTTAATTTATGGACTCTATTGGTGTAAACTTGAAGAAGATAGATCGCATAAGAGAAAAACTCGTGATTTAAGTAGAATGATGCTATTTAGTCCGATGAAATCAATTAGATAATTTTGGACAAAGGCGAATAAAGATAAAGGCTTTAGTTTTAATATTATTAAGATAATTAAGTAAAAATTTGGGACAAAACAAAGAAAAAAGGTAGTTCTAAAAAATATATATATTATAAATGAACGAGAACTTTTCATTGTCTCATAAAAGGAGATGAAGACCAATGATGAGTTCTAACTTGGAAAGAAAGATCCATTATATTTTAAAGGACAATGATATTCCTTTTGAAGAAGAATATGAATTTTCTGATTTAATTGCGTCTTCTGGAAAGCCTCTGCGGTTTGATTTTGCAATTTTTGATGATAGCGGCAATTTAGACTTTTTAATTGAAGCTCAAGGCATTCAGCATTATCAAGCGCGCCCTCAATTTGGCGGAGCAAGAGGTTTATATCGTCAACAATATAACGATCGGAAGAAAAGAGAATATTGTTCAAATCATAACATACCCTTATTATTGATTCCCTATTATGATGAACCAATTTTATCTTATGATTATATAATGCGTCTTGCTGGATATAGTTTTTAAAAGGGGGTGAAATGGCTACTTTTAGAGATAAAAATGAACGAGATTTTCGTATCATTTCTCAACAAAAAACTTTACGTCCTACTGACTTTAACAAAATAAAAGTTGGTAGTAGAACATTAGCTAATGATGTAACATTAAATGTTCTATCAGCTAAAAGACGACCTCCTAAATATACAAGAGAAAGTGTAGAAGAAACAATTCAAAAAAGAGATATCAAAGCGTTACGCGCAATTTCTAACTTTTTCTTTGAAAGTAGTGGTATTTATTCTAGATTATGTCGCTATATGGCGTACTTATTTAGATATGATTGGTTTGTAACTCCTATCATTTATGATTCTAAGATTAGTGATGAAAAGGTTGTTGAAGGATGGTATAAAGCTGTTGGATTACTAGAAAACAGCGGATTAAAGAAAAATTTTGGTGATATCGCCTTATCTGTAATTAAAAATGGATGTTATTATGGATATTTAATCAAACAACCTGGGGCAGTTTTTATACAAGAACTTCCTGTTGACTACTGCCGCAGTCGCTATAAATTAAACGGACGCCCTGTTGTTGAATTTAATATTAAATATTTTGAAACAGAACCGTTTAGAGATATTAATTATAGAATGAGAGTTTTAAAGCTTTTCCCCAAAGAAATTTTGAAAGCATATATCTCCTATAAAAATGGTACCTTAGAAAAAGATTTTCAAGGAGACGATGCCGGATGGTTTCTTTTAGACCCAGCTATGACTGTAAAGTTTAACTTAGGTAATAGTGACGCACCACTATTTATCTCCGTTATTCCTTCAATCATAGACTTGGATGATGCAAAAGATTTAGATAAAAAGAAAAGAGAGCAAGAGCTTCTAAAGATTCTTATCCAAAAGATGCCAATTGATAAAAATGGTGATTTGGTATTTGATCTTGATGAAGCCGCAGAACTTCACAAAAATGCAGTTGAGATGTTATCTCAAGCAATTGGAATTGACGTTTTAACTACCTTTGCGGAAGTCGATGTTGCGGATCTCTCTGATAAAAGTAATACTTCTACCGTTGATAAACTTGAAAGCGTTGAGCGCGCAGTTTATAACGAAGCCGGTGTTAGCCAAATGCAATTTAACACAGATGGTAATATTGCGCTTCAAAAGTCTATTGCGAACGATGAAGCAACTATGAGAGATTTAATTTTACAATTTGAAGAATTTTTGCAACTTCTCTTAACTCCTTTTAATAAAAATCCAAAGCGTTTAAAATATAGAGCAAATATGTTGCCAACTACTGTGTATAATTATGTTGATCTTTCTAAACTTTATAAAGAACAAACACAGATTGGTTTCTCTAAGCTATTGCCGCAAGTCGCACTGGGCATGGATCAAAGTACTATTATGGCAACGGCTCTATTTGAAAATGGAATACTAAATCTTGATGAACTATTTGTTCCTCCACAAATGTCTTCTACGATCAGTAAAAAGGACAGTGCTGATGGTAACAAGACTGGACAGACTCAGAATAAAGTTGGTAGGCCGGCAAAGCCAGATGATGAAAAGGCCACTAAAACAATTCAAAATCTTGAGTCAGCTGGATAAAAATAGAAAGGTGAATATATGAATCAGAATCGCTCAGTCGCTACGATTGAGGAGCCAGAATTTATTAATATTCAACCCTATAACCCATTAATTTCACAATGTGAAATCAAGGTTCTTTATCTAGGCCAAAACAGAAACCACTCTTATATTGATAAGAATACGGCAATTCAAATGGCTAATTCTTTGCCTGGAACACCAATAGTTGGAGCCTATCGTAAAGATGTGGAGGACTTTGGTGATCATGGACATATTATCCATATTGAAAACGGAGAAATTACTTTCTCCTGCAAAACTGTTCCGTATGGCTTTGTAGCGCCAGACGCGCAAGTTTGGTTTAAGAAATTCATAGACACTGACTCTTTTGGTAATGAAATTGAAAGAGAATACTTAATGACAACCGGATACCTTTGGACAGGTCAGTATGAAGAAGCAATGAAGGCCATCCAAGAGGGTAAAGGTCAGTCTATGGAGCTAGATGAAGCGTCCCTTAATGGTAAATGGGAAACTGATAATCGAACTGGCATGGAATTTTTTATTATAAATGATGCAATTTTTAGTAAACTTTGCATTTTAGGCGACGATGTTGAGCCTTGCTTTGAAGGCGCGGCAGTCACAGCCCAAGAGGTTTCAAGTAAATTTAGTTATAAAGATTTTTCTACGACTTTATTTACTATGATGAATGAATTAAAAGAAGCGCTAAGAAACAAAGGAGGCTTAGAAATGCCTAATGAGTTTACTGATGCGGCTGTTGATAATTCTTTAGAAGAGACTATTGTTGAAGAGCCTACTGCAACTTTCGCTGATGAAGGCGGAGAAGAAGTAGACGCTGGTGCTGATACAGAAACAAATTCTACTGAAGGAGATTCTGAAGAAGGCGCTGATACAGATGAACCCGTTGGAGACGATAATTCAGATACTACTGAAGAAGAGGTCGTTGAAGACGATGATGATGAGGGTAGTTCCACTAAGAAGCGTAAGTTCACTTTAACTGAAGAAGAATATACTGCATTGAAAGCAGAAAATGACGCTCTAAAACAAGAACTAGCTGAGCTTAAAACTTTTAAGCTCGAGATCGAGAACCAAAAGAAAGACGCTCTTATTAATCAGTATTATATGCTGAGTGATGAAGATAAGGCAGATATTATTGCTCATAAGAGCGAATATAGTCTCGAAGAGATTGAATCAAAGCTCGCTGTTATATATGTAAAGAAGAATGTTAATTTTTCTATGAATGAAGAGAACGAAGAAGAAGATGATCCTTCTACGACTTTTTCTCTAGAAGATACGGTTGAAAGTGTTCCTGCTATTGTAGAAGCACTACGTAACATTCATAAATAATTTGTTATAAGGAGGATTTTAATGGCACTTGCTATTAAGCGTGGCGATTACGGCTATGGCGTAGTAGAAGATAATCATCTTTCCGCAAAGCGTTCAGGTCATGTATATGGTCAGCTGCCTGCTGCCGCAGCTATTACTCAACTTGAGAATGGGCAGTATGTTAAATATGATTATGCCGCTGGTGAATGCAATTTTACTGGCGAAGGTCGTTTTATGATGGTTTATAATGAAGAGAAGCTTTATGACGAGCGTCATCAGATGCATCGTGATTATGTTATGAAGCCAGATGATTTTTATGACGGTAAGATGTATCCTCGTGTTATCGCTATAGAAGTTGGAGATATTTATACCACTAACTGCGTAAAAGATGGTACATATAGCGTTGGTAATAAGCTTGCTGTTGGTGCAGATGGTATCCTTGATATTCTAAGTGGCTCTGCTACAACCGGGCAGCCCGTCCTTAAGGTAGTTAAGGAATATACTATGCCCGATGGTACCCCTGGCCTCAAGCTTCAATGCATCGCCTAATTGAAAGGAGGAATAATAAATGGAATATTCAGATCTAAAGAAACTTGCTGTTATTGCTTGCCAAGCAGATAAATCTAATCCTATTGCTTACTCCTTTGGCGATGAAAAGTGGTCACTAGGAGATGTAAATAATGCTCTTCGTGCTGAGTTTGAGAAGCTAGCTCCAAAGGGTGATTATTATGCTTATAAAGAGAATCAGAATCTTATTTTCCGTCTAATTACTGAGACTATTGATGAGGTTCTTCCTGCGCGTGTTGATGATCTTTATATGCGTTTTGCTGATGTTCAGCACGTCGGACAGGGCGAGAAGGCTGTCTTTAAGACTCGTGTAACCGAGGCTTCTAAGCGTCGTGCTAAGGCTTTCGTTACCCGCGTTGGTCTTGCTGGTCGTTATGAAACTTTCATGCTTGATGGAAGCGAAATGACCGTTGAGACTGGAGCCATTGGCGCCGCTGCCAAGATCGGCTTCGAGGAGTTCCTTGATGGCCGTTGGCAGTTCTCTGATTTTACCACTCTAGTTCTTGAGGGTATTGATGAGTTCATTTATAGAGAGGTTGCTAAGGAAATGGCTTCTGTAGTTGCAGCCCTACCTCAACCTAACATTTACTCTGGTTCTGGCTTCAGTGAGCAGGACATGGATGAGCTTCTAGCTATCGCTGACGCTTATGGTCATGCTGCTATCTACTGCACCTTTGAGTTCGCTTCTAAGATGGTTCCTAGCCAAAATTGGGTCTCTGGTGATATGAAGAACCGTATGTGGGAGCAAGGGTATCTTGGTAATTACAAGGGACACGATGTAATTATTCTACCTCAGTCCATTGACTATGATAAGCCACTAAATACTATGAAGGCTATTGATCCTTCTAAGGCTTACATCATCCCAACTGGTGCCGAGAAGCCTATCAAGATTGTCTTTGAGGGCTCAACTCAAGTGCGCGAGATCGAGGATAACGATGACTGGAGCCGCGATATGCAAACTTATACTAAGGTTGGCGTTGCTGTTCTAACTCAACAGTACTGGATGTGCTGCTACGAGAACACAGATCTTACTATGAGCACTCGCTAATTAAAACAATTCTGAGGGGAGAGAGAAACTTTATCTCTCTCCCCTTTTTGAGATAAAAGGAGATATTATATGGTAGAAGATACTCAAGAAATTGAAGTTGTCAATTTAACGAATCATAAAGTTGGTTATAATCTTGTTGATGAAAACCTACATCGCAGCTTACAGCCAAATGAGCACAGAAAAATTCTTGCGGGCGAGCTCCGCAGATTGAATTATCAAAAAGGTGGTCATATTCTGTTAACAAACTATCTAAGTGTTAAAAATGCAGAACTAGCTAGAGAGTTTGGCGTAGATGTTGATAATCAAATTGAATATAATTGGACTCCAGAAGATGTTGATCGAGTGCTTCAAACTGGTACGATCGAAGAGCTAATGGACGCAATGGATTTTGCGCCAGAAGGTATTAAACAGCGTCTTGCCGCAAGAGCGGTTGAGTTAAGAATTAGTGATAGTAATAAGCGTAAAGTTATTACTGATAATTCTCCATATGATATCGACGCTCAAATTAGAAATGTAGAAGCAGCTACCGCAGACGAAGAGCCTGTCGAGACCAAGCCTAAGCAGCGTCGCGCTTCTAGTACACGAGCGAATAATGAACGCAGGGTACAAAAGGATTAATTAAAGGAGGTTGTTCTATGAGTACCTCTTTTCAAAATATCGAAAACCTTTTTTTAAGTAAAATTACCGATGATATGTATATGGAGCTAACCCCGGAAGATACAGTTGCAATGTTAAATGAAATTTTGCTTGCGGCGCTTCCTTTTTTCGAGTTTCCCGCACAAGATATTATGGGTAGTGTAGATATAGAGAATGAATCCTTTCTATTGGATTTAACCTATGAAGAACAAAATATTATAGCTACCTATATGGTAGTAGCTTGGTTTAGTTTTCAGTTAGCTAATGTTGACTTAGTTAGACAAAAATACAGCGGTTCTGACTTCTCTTTTACTTCTCAAGCTAGTCATATGAAACAGTTAAATAATTTGCGAGAACAATATAAGCAAGAAGGTTTTCACTTACAGCGTTTATATTGTAGAAGAGAGAAAAAAACTGATGGATCTATTGGATCTACCTTCTGGAAGCTTCGTGGAGAAGGGACTGTGAGGGAATGATTAATAGATATGGCATTGAGATTAGTAAAGAAGCCGTTTTTGAAAATTTAACAAGAATCGGCTCTCAAATTTTTAAGCTTCTTCCTTATAACGAAGAAGGAGAAGATTGGGTAAAACCGCTTGAAACATTATGTATTGAAATTGCTGGATTACAATATCTTTTTCCTGATAACAAAGATATATTTACTTTAAGTTGTAAGCTTGAAGGATTGCGGCAAAGCGCTAATGATATAGATTTTATGCTTTTCCGCAGAATGATTTTTGAAATGTGTAGTTTAGTGGGGACGATAAAAACTAAATTAACAGAGGAGGGGTAATATGTCTTTAGAAACCCTCCAAAAGAGAGTTAATTGGCTTGGTGGAAGTCAACTTCAAAGAATTAATAAACAAAAATTACGTTCTTTATTATGGGCTTTAAAGAATGACTATAATAGCAGAACAATAAAAGTTTTGTCAACAAATGAAACTTATCAAGCCTTAATTAATTTAGATAAATTAAAGCCTGACTATGATCGAAAAATTGTATCTATTCCATTTGACGCGCAGCTTGAACCCGGAGATATCTTTCAATGTGTTGATGATGGTAGCAAATGGATGGTTTATCTTCCTCGTTTAACTGAAACCGCTTACTTACATGCGGACATTATTAGATGCCGTTATCAACTAACGGTAAATGATACTGTTTATGATGTATATTTTCAAGGTATGACAGAGACAGACGTTCCTTGGCGTATTAAGCGAGGAGTTAATTTTAATGAATTAAATTGGTCTGGTACTATCTTTATTAAAAATAATGATGAAACTAGAGACTATTTTGATAGATTCACTAAAATAAAAATTGATGGTAAACCCTATGAAATTCAAGTTGTTGATCGAATTTCTGTTCCAGGTATTATTGAGCTTGAGGTGCTCGAAGATTATACCAATTCAATAGAAGAATTACCTTCTGTAATTTTAACTGAAACTGATAGTATTATTATTGGAAAAGACCATGTTCTTCCAAGAGAGCAGGTTAATTATACTATCCCAACTGAGTTGATTGCGGACGATGGTCAATGGCTGGTTGCGGAAAATGATAGTGTGACTATCACCGCGCAAGATAAAGAGTATTGTAACCTTCTAATCGGAGAAGATGCAATAGGTAGCTTTGTTATTCAATATAATAATTATTCAAGAGAAATTATTATTGATGAAGCACCTGCCGCAATTATTACCGGAGATACAGATGTTTATCCATATGATATTGTTACATATGATTTAATTGATTCTTCTGCTATTGGAACGTTTGCTTTGGATACAACGACAAAAGCTAAAATTATTCATTCAACTTCAAACAGTTGTACTGTTGAGATTTTAACAAGTAAAAAAGGTATATTTAATTTGCTTGTTACTATTGGAGAAAATAATTATACTATTCCAATTAGAGTTTTATCTTTGTAAAGTAAAGGAGGAAAAATGAAAATACAAAATTCAATTATTTCAAATAATTTTAAAACCACCTTTGCTTCTATTACAAAGGATCAAGAAACAATTTGGAAAAAGCTTTTTGTTGAAAGTAGACCTTATAGTGATAAATTAAAGCGTCTTTTAGTTATTAATACTCCAGATTGTTTTGATGAAACTCAATATCAATACACTAAAACAATTAATTCTTATTCTATTAAAAAATTAAAAGATGAGAAATATATTCAAGTTGTTCCTAGATTGCCATTAGAGGGTTATCCAGAGACTAAATCTTATATTATTTTAGAATTTGATAACGTCTTCCCTTCAGGTAATCCTGAGTTTACAAATAAAACAATTTCTTTTGATATTATTTGTAATTTAGATCAATGGGAGCTAGAAGATTCTCAAATTCGTCCTTGGGTTATTGCTGGTTATATTGATGGTATTTTAAATCATTCAAGATTATCTGGCATTGGTCTCTTGGAATTAATGGGAGCAGAACAAGTTGTTTTTAGTGAAGATCTTGGTGGAGTTATTTTAAGATATACTGCGACCAATGGTCGAGAAGATGATGAAGTAGAGAATCCGCAGATTCCTGCTGATACTTATGTTGCTCAAAGTGCATAGGTGATTTTATGGAAGTAAAAGGAGAGATTATTGCTCTTGCGTTGTCGGGAGCGCCTATAAAAATAGATAGTTGCAATATTGCACTTATTCAGCCAAAAGTAAAAGATGTTTGTGTTTTTGGTGAAGATAAATTTTTATTTAATGTTCAATTAATGAGTAAGACAGATCAGTATATTAGAGATATTAAAATGGGCAACTCGGAATTAGAAATTATTCCTGACTTTAATATATTATTAGCAATGATTGAACAAGACAAAGAGACAAAAAAGCAAATTGAAGAATTTTTAAATTTTATTTTTCCTGGCTATGTAATTAATATAACTTTAACAGAAATTAGTTTTAAAGTTGAAGACAAAATTGTAGGTCAGATTAATCCAATAAATTTTAAAGATATTCAAACTATCATACAATTACTTTTTCTCCCTAAATTAAAGGACGATGGAGAAATAGAGTATAACCCAGAAGGAGATAAAGCTAAAGAAATTACTGAAAAGATTTTAGCTGGTCGAAGGAAGCTTCAGCAACAGAAGTCAAAAGAAGAGCAAAAAAATTCTTTGTTTGCGTTATATACTTCAATTCTTGCTGTTGGAATGGGAGCAGATATAAATATGTTTATGAATTATACTCCTTTTCAACTTTTTGATTCTTTAAATAGATTTTTTAAAAAGAATGCTGAAGACTATTATACGAGATTAAGTACTACGCCTTTTATGGATGTAAGTAAAATAGAACCTCCTCCTTCTTGGGTAGATAATTTATATTAAATATTATCGAGTCTGTCCTCTCGTTAATATATAAGAGAATAAGTGTAAAGTGCGATTTACATTTTATTACAAAGGAAAAAATTGTATACAAGATTTTTCTGTTAATTAAATAAAAGAAAGGAGAACAACATATGCGTTTTGGTATACGTGAAATTTGTGATGTTGTTTTCAAGCCTTTAACTCCTGTAGATTTTGGTAAACAGCACTTTGACAAAGGACAGCCTTGTCTAATTATTGATACAGCTAAGACTTCTACCATTGAGTCCGCCGTTACTACGGTTTATGCTCAGGGTGGTAAGGGTAACCCCCGTTTAATTGGTTGGGACGGCGAGAAGACTATTACCTTTACTGTTGAAGATGCTCTACTTTCTGAGCAGTCCTTTGCTATGCTTTCAGGGTGCGGCATTGCTGATGCTCTTGAGTCTAAACCTCTTTATGTTCACACAACAGCTACAACTGTTATCGAGGGAACCGCTGCAGCTCCACAGGCTGTAATTGAAGGTGTTGACGCTAATGCTGATGTGTATATTAGCGCTGCTGCTCCAATGTATGCTACTATTTTAAACAGTGCTGGCGCCGCAGAAGGATACCTTCCTGCTATTAAGGCTGACCAAGTGACTCGTGAGGGAGGTATTGTTACTATTGATCTTAGCGATTCACGTACTCTCGCAGAAGCAGCTGCTCATTTAAATAGCAGTGTCACTTTTGACTTCTATTTGAAGTACACTGATCACGTTAAGGAAATGGCAATTACACCCGATAAGTTTGCTGGTTATTACTACATTGAAGCCTCTACCCTTTTCCGTGATGAAGAAACTGGTACAGATCTTCCTGCCGAGCTCATTATTCCTCGCGGTAAGATCCAGTCTAACTTCACTCTAAGCATGGCTAACAGCGGCGATCCTTCAACCTTTACATTTACAATTGACGCTTTCCCTGGCTTTACTAAGTTTGATAAGACTAAGAAGGTTCAATTTGTGCTTCAGGTTGTTGATGCTGCTAATGCAGGTATGCATGATTATAGTGATAAGACTATAAATGAGCATATGGAAAATGCTGATTGGGATACTTCAATGACAAATGCCGATACCTCAATTTATCCAACTGAGCCAGTAGAGCTTTCTGCTGTAACTTATAGTTATACAGCAGTTAACAGTCCTTCCGGTAATCCAAAGACTAAGGGATATTATGAGCGCACCGGCACTTCCCCTAATTATGTTTATACACTAACAGAGGATACAACTGTAGACGAGTCTAAGACTTATTATGAGCGGACTGCTGCCCAAGGCTAATACAACTGAATATTTTAAATTGAATATAAGAGGGTACTCTTTTAGAGTGCCCTCTTTTTTTGTATGCGGGAGGTGAGTAAAATTTTAAGATTAGAGGGTCTTCATACTTTTTGGATTGATGAATTAGAAGAAGATCCAAAACCGCCCTTGAAAATTTTACAAGATGTCAAACAAAATATCTGGAAAAATCAAGTCGAGAGATATCAATCACGATTAGTAGAAATGGCTGAATTAAACAAAATAACTTTACAACAGTTTGAAGAAATGATTGATTTAACAACTAATGAATCTACTCGTTTAAAAATATTTGAAGGAAGGTTAAAACAATCAACAGGCTTTTCTTCTTTTCAAGAATTAAAGCTTTCAACAAGCGGAAGAATAAGAAGTTTAGCCAATGCAACGCATGAAATAAATGAATTAAAATCGGCAATGGAAGATACTTATGCTGCAATATACAATCTTGCTACTAATTCAGGAACAATAGAAACGTATCAAACTCTTGTTGCTAAAAAAATTGCCGCAGAAGCTGATGGAAAACCTTTACCTGAAATAGATAAAATTGTAGAAATAGCAATGACTTCTGGGAACACAAAAGAAGGAAAAAGTATATATAAAACTTTAACAAAGGAAGTAATAAAAGATTTTGCAAAAAATAATATAGCTATAGAAACAAATTTTGTTGCTGGAGGACGAGGATTAAGCCAAACTTTGAATAATACGCTTAATAAGTTACAAGGAGCTATTAAAATATTAGAAGCGGCAGAAGGAATGCCTAATTTTAATAATGGTAGTTTAACTTCTTATTTAGCTTATTATATGGCTAATATGATAGATAAATCATTAGGTTTTGCATTAGAAGGATTTGAAGTTAATTTTTTAGATGATATGGATGATATAGAGCGAGATCGTGTAAATACTGAAATTCAAAAAATATTTAAAGGAGCGACTGTATCTCGTTCTGCTGTATCATTTGGTCAAGAAAATGTAAGTACAGGACAAGAAAATAAAAAAGGAGAAATGCAAGAAACTACAGCTACAGCAGATGTTATTGCAAAGTATCAAATTAATAAAAATGGAAAAGGTTCTTTAGATATTATTATTCCTATTTCAGTAAAAGGATATAAATTAACTGAAGAAAATAAAACAAAAAGAGCTATTCACGTTTTAACATCAGGAAACACTCGTTCTATTGAATTTATTATTAATAGTGTTATTACATCTGAAAGACAAAAGGCTTTGATTTATAACGTTTTTGGGTCAAGAGCGGGTAAAACTCAAACAAACAAGATGCAAATTAAATATGCCCCAAATGCTCTTCCAGATGAAGTTGCAGAAGTAAATGCAATAGCGGCTTATAGTCTTTTAGTTGATAG